GTTCAAGGTCGAGAACCGAGGCAACTTGATCCAGATGATTAGAGACTTGGGCGGCGATGCATCAAGACAAAACATTCGTAAGTCTGACGGCACACGTTCAATCATTCGCTGCTGGTACATACCTTCATTTGAAGAAAACAAAATTGAACTACCCATCAAGGAGATGAACGATGACATACCCTTCTAATAGGCTCCTCCGCGTAGGAGAGGTTGCCAACATGTTGGGTGTATCCAAGTCATACATCTACAAATTGGTAGCTCAGAAAACAGACTTCCCCCAGCCCATTGTTCTTGGTGACGAGCACAGCAAGCGGTCATCTAGCCGCTGGGTGCTAACCGAGATCGAGGATTGGGTAAACTCCAGACCAAGGGGCAAAGAACTATGATACCTAACTCTAAATTAATCTTAGGGCCTCCAGGTTGCGGCAAGACTTATCGTTTAATCCAAGAGATCAAAGGCGCACTGGAAGCAGGCACACATTCGTCACGCATCGGGGTAATTTCGTTTACCCGCAAGGCTATCGAAGAGATGGTCACTCGATCATGCGCTGAGTTCTCGTTGGAACCTGTGGATTTTCCGTACATGAGGACGAGCCATTCGTTTGGGTTCAACGGGCTAGGTTTGCAGTCGCAAGATGTTATGCAGATAGCAGACTATGAGGTTGTTGGCAGTATAGTAGGCTTAAACTTTGAAGGGGAGGACCGAACCAGTGTAGATGATGGCATATCTCTGCCCTCAATCGGTGGTTCAGGGGCCCAGTACCTACAGATGATTACCCGTGCTCGCTACAGAATGATTACGTTGGAGCAAGAGTTCAACGAAGCATCAGACCGTACATTGTTTTACCCGAAGCTGGAGCAGGTCGGCGCTCAGATCGAAGAGTACAAGCAACAGAACAGCAAGTATGACTTTGTGGATATGATTGAGAAGTACATCGAGATCGGGGAACCGCCCCACTTGGACTATCTATTCATTGACGAGGCTCAAGACTTCACTCCGTTGCAGTGGGATATGGCGCACAAACTAGCTGAGTTCTCCCAGCAAACGATTATTGCAGGGGACGACGATCAGGCAGTGCACCGTTGGACTGGGGTAGATGTACGCATGTTCGTTAACTCTTCAGAAAACGTAGAGATTTTAAAGCAGTCGTACCGTATACCAAAGTCTATTCACCGCCTGTCTCAGACCATCGTTAACCGGATTGGCACTCGGGTAGAGAAAGAGTTCTTAGCTCGAGAGGAGTTGGGAGAGGTTGAGTTCGTTAATCACATGGAGGATATTCCTTTTACCGAAGGATCATGGACCGTGATGGCGCGAACAAACACCTACGTTCGAGAGATGGCGAAGTGGTTTTCGAACACAGGGTTTAAGTACTCTGTCAAAGGCCGTCCCAGTATATCTCAGAAGTTGATAGGCAACATCATGGCTTGGGATGAGCTGTGCCAGGGCAAGAAGCTAGGGTTAGAGCGGGTCAAGACATTGTACTCTGGCCTACCCAAGCAGGGCACGGACGCTGTGGTTAAACGCGGGTCTGCCAAACTACTGGAGGCTCTGGAGATTGATGCCGAAATAGATATGGATACACTGAGATCAGAGTACGGACTTCTGTGCGGCCCAGAGTTTGCTGCATACAAAGTATTGAAGGTGTCTGGCAGTATGCAAACGTACATCGAGGCCATCCAACGTAGGGGCGAGGATCTTCTGTCACCCCCACGGATTAAGATATCTACGTTCCACGCCATGAAGGGCGGAGAGGACGACAACTGCGTGGTGTACACAGCATCTACCAAGGCGTGTGTTCAGAGCAAGTACCCTGACGATGAGCACCGAGCGTTCTACGTTGGCGTCACGAGAGCACGAGAATCTTTGTACATTTTACAATCTAATAACAACTACAGGTACACAATATGATAGCATCAATGTGTCTTGCGTTGGCTTTGTACCATGAAGCGCGAGGAGAAAGTTACCAAGCCCAGCTTATGGTTGCCAAGGTTATAATAAACAGGGTGGAATCCAAGAGGTGGCCCTCGTCCGTATGTGGCGTGGTCATGGAGGACCGCCAGTTCTCATTCGTAAGGAAGGGCAAAGTACCGAGGGCCAAGAACAAGAGGGCGTGGGAAAACGCTACAGCATTAGCGGAGAAGATACTAAAGGATCCTGGGATCTTGCCGTACAGCGACGCTGATCACTACCACACTACTAAGGTGCGCCCGATATGGCGAAACAAACTGTACCGAATAGCACGGATAGACCAGCATATATTCTATTCGTATGCGCACCCAACACCAATGACGAGCAGCATCCGTCCAAAGATACGGACCAGCACACTGGAGAAAGAACAATGAACTGCCCACACTGCACCGCTGAATTAATCTGGGGAGGAGATCACGACTGTGAGGATGACGAAGAACATTCTATTGTGTCGAATCTTTCCTGCCCAAAATGCTACACTTTTGTATTAATTTATTACCCAAGGGAGACAGAAGATGAAACGTGATGAAATTTTAGACAAGGCAAAAGAACTGATCAATGGTCAGAGAGCCAAGGACTATGGTGATGCATTCGACAATCACACTCGCATAGTTGAGGGTTGGAATGTTATTGTGACCGGCGCACTGATGAGCCATGGTTACCTGACCGAGCAACATGTTATCCTGATGATGGATTGGTTGAAGACCGCCCGTCTTCTTGAGACCATAGACCATGACGACTCGTGGCTGGACAAGGTTGGTTACTCAGCTTTGGGCGGAGAGTTTTCTGAAATTGCTAGGACCACTAATAATGACTAGTTTGTTTGGCAGTGACCTGCACCATGAGTTCAAGGGAGAGTTGGACCTGGTGGATAAGGACTGGAATATACCTACGGAGTTCCCTGATTTAACAGGGTACAAAGAGGTGGCAGTAGACCTTGAAACTAAGGACCCAAACATCAAAACCTTGGGCCCAGGTTGGTCGCGCAAGGATGGGCACATCATAGGCATCGCTGTTGCTGCGGGGGAATACCAAGGGTACTTCCCGATCAGGCACGAGAACGGTCACAACCTAGACGCCAAGATCGCTATGCGGTGGCTTGGCAAACAGATGGCTGTGCCTGACATGCATGTGATTATGCACAACGCAACTTACGATGCGGGGTGGATGAGAGCCGAGGGCGTAGAGATCAAAGGCAAGATCATTGACACCATGATTACTGGTGCACTGGTGGACGAGAACCGTTGGTCCTTTGGCCTTGACGCTATGGCTCGAGACTATGCTGGCATCCGCAAGGACGAGAAGTTGTTGAAGGCCGCAGCCAAGGCGTGGGGCATCGATCCCAAGGCAGAGATGTGGCAACTTCCTCCTATGTATGTGGGAGCCTACGCCGAGCGCGATGCGGTAGCGACACTTAAACTGTGGCAGGCGTTGAAGGTCGAGCTCGAGGACCAAGAGCTCTGGAACATATGGAACATAGAGACAGACCTGATCCCTTGCATGCTGGACATGAGAAGCAACGGGGTGCGCGTGGATTTGGACAAGGCGGACAAGAACAAGAAGTTAATCCGTGGAAAGACCAAGGAGCTACGTCAGGCTATCAAGACAACATCAGGCTTGGACGTAGATATCTGGGCCTCCGCTTCTATTGCAAAGATGTTTGACAAGCTGGGCCTGAAGTATCCAAGGACCGAGAAGGGCGCTGTATCGTTCACAAAGTCTTGGCTCAACAGCCACCCGTCAGAGATTTGCCAGCAGTTAGTCAAGCTCCGTGAGTTCGACAAGGCTGACAGCACATTCATCGACAGCATCCTGCGGCACGAGCACAACGGACGCATCCACACCGAGCTCCACTCTACCAGAAGGGACGAGGGCGGCACGGTAACGGGTAGATTCTCTTCAAGCAACCCTAATCTTCAACAAATTCCGGCAAGAGATAAGGACATCAAGAAGTTAATCCGTGGGTTGTTTGTCCCAGAAGAGGGATACAAGTGGGGATCGTTCGATTACTCTAGCCAAGAGCCAAGATTGTTGGTACACTTCGCGGCCAGTGTTGGGGAGATGCCTCGTAAGGATTTACTCGATGAGATCGTTCAGGAGTACAACACCTCAGACGTAGACTTGCACCAGATGGTGGCAGACTTGGCAAGCATCTCCCGTAAGGCAGCAAAGGCTGTGAACCTGGGAATCATGTATGGCATGGGCGTTGGTAAGTTGGCCGACCAGATCGATTTGTCTCCCGAGGCAGCGAAAGAACTCCTGACCCAGCACCGCAATAAGGTTCCGTTTGTTAAGGCACTGGCGGAGATGGCGGCAAGGCGAGCCGCAAACACTGGACAGATCCGTACACTACTGGGCCGCAAGTGTAGGTTCCATCTCTGGGAGCCCACTAAGTTCGGCGCAGGCAAACCCCTGCCACACGATGAAGCGTTGAAAGAATACGCAGGGGTGAACGGCATGGGGATACGAAGGGCCTTTACCTACAAGGCGCTGAACAGATTGATCCAAGGATCGGCAGCCGACCAAACCAAGAAGGCGATGCTTGATTGCTACAACGCGGGACATACTCCTATGCTCACGGTCCATGATGAGTTATGCTTTAACATAGATGGCGCAGAGCAAACGGAACAAATTAAAAACCTTATGGAAAATGGCGTAGAGCTCAAAGTGCCATCTAAAATTGACGTAGATATCCAAGATGATTGGGGAGAAATAGAATGATTGATCCTGAAATGGAAAGCCTCGGACTTAGACAGATGCATCCAATGCAAGTTCAGGCGCTCATGGACTTCATCGGTATGTCCTTGAACCTAGCTGCTCTGACTAATGACAGAGACATAGTGTACGAAACCGAAACAGTCGCGGACGAATTGATTCGTTTGTTTGGAGGGAACGGTATTAAGTTAACTATTGAAACAGGCGCATTTCAAACTCATTGATTTGCTTGTTCCGCCCGCTCTGCAATCTCTCTGTTCTTAGAGTCTCCAAAGACACTAGGGGCATAGGTCTGAGCTAAGTCCCTGAAGTTACCGCTTACGTTACTAAACGTATCCGCAACGTCTCCGGTTAAGCCGCCTACTGTACTAAGAAACCCTTCCGGTTCTAGGACAACGGGCTGCTGCACCAACTGTTGAACAGGCGCGAGCGGCACCTCAGTTTGTGTTTCGCTCAGGTTGTTCATTGCCGCCTCAATATCCTCGGC